GTTGGATTTTTTCAAGGTTAGTAATATCAAACATAATACCTTTACCAGTAGAGCAGATAAAATAATTACCATACTGTGCAACAGAAGATGTATTATTTACAAGTTCTGTTGTTCTTGGTTTAGAATAAAATGGTGTTACTGGTCCACGAAGATAGTATCTGTGACCTTCTACATATGCCTTACCTGGGTTAAACGTAATATCCAGATTAGCATTATCTGAATCATTTGTGGCAAAATCAAGAAGAAAATTACCAATGGCATAGTTACCAGATTCCTCAAATGTTCTTCGAGCTATTTCATCGCCAAGGGTACTAAATTTATTATCAGATGTCAGTGATGTAACTAAGTTACCTTGAATAATTTGAGCAGTTGAAAGAAATCTTTCATCTGAATCAACAAGCGATTCTTCGGTAAGAACAAGTTTAATCCGATACCTATCAGCACCTGGAGCAGCTAGGTTTAGTGTGGCACCTGAGTTATCAAAAAGATTTTGATCATCAGATGATGTAATAATTTGTTCTGATACTTTAAAACCCACATTTGTAGTTGGTTTGTCATCATACTTACCAATAACAATTACTTCACCATCTTTATAAACAGCGTGGCCATCTACAAAAAATCTACCTTGATCTTGTTGCACAACACAAGAATTACCTTTTGCTGGATTTAATGAAGTATTTGTAGTTTGAAGATCAAGAACCAAACCAGACGTCTGACCTGTAATACTTCTACTTGGTGTTAAATCAAGTCCTTCAGTAACTACACTAGGCACTTGTCCGTTTGAATCAAGAATTTGGTAGATAAGTGTTGCAGGATCTGATCCTGTTGCTACTATAACCTTGATGATTTTTATGAGAATACCAGAAGTTGATTCTGCAAAAATTTCACCTTCTATACTTGTAGGTGTAGCAGGTAAACTTCTTACTGATGTATCAAGTTTTACAAATTTTGCACCTTGAGTAACATTTGTGTTACCACCAGTAACAGCGGCACCAGCACGATAAACAGCACCTAAGCTTGCATTCATATCTTGATTGATGATTGTCTGTAATTGGTTTAATTCTCGGTTCTGTAAACCACGTCCAGAATTAAATAGGATTTGATAAAAGTTATCACTATCTCTATAGTCATCTTTATATTGTGTAAGAAATAAATTCTTAATTACATCCGTTGCCATGGTTAATCCTTATATTTCTATGATGACTTTAATATCTTCAGTCTGATCTGCTGTTCTATTTACTGCTGCTCTACTCTCAACATATAGCAAGTCTCCAGTAAAAGGCATTGCCACTGGGTTCAAGGCAAATCCAGAACCAAGAAGTGTACCAGTATTATTGTCTGAGTCTTTAACACCTTCACCTGTTGTGAATGCAATAAATCCTGTTCCCTCTGTCTGATGATACCAAATTTCATCTGAATCTGTTTTATCTATAATGGCTTTAGCACCTGATGTTACACCTGACAATGTAGAACCAATGGTCATTGTAAGACCAGTTGTCGTTGACATCTTCAGTCTATTCAAGGCATTACCAGAAGTTGCAGTAAATGCGGCACCAGCAGAATCAAGTGGGTTTCGAATAATGCCGATCTGTCTGAAATCATTTCCGATCACAAATTCATCTGTTTCAGTTCCAGCAGGTTTGATATTAAACATAATTGCTCTGGATCTTAAATCATTTCTTGGGTCTGCACCAAACCCACCTTCAACAGAAAGAACTGTTCTTGCAGTAGCGCCTGTAGTAGGACTACCACCTGAAATAACAGCTTCAGCATAGTCGTAACCAGATCCAAGAACAAGTGTACCTGCTGATTCATCCATTTCAATTTTAGTAACAACACCACCTGATACCGTCGCAACCGCTCTTGCTCCAGTTCCGTTACCTTTGATTGTTACAGAAGGAGCAGATGCATAACCAGCACCACCACTCGTGACAGTAACACCGCTTAATGAACCGACAATAGCAGCATCTTGAACACCTTTTTGCTCTACTAACTGTGACAAAGAGGTAACACTGCCAGATCCATCTGAATCAAGTTTACCTTGCAGTAGGACAGGGTGGTAATTAGAAGCAAGGAAAGCAGTCTGATTAGGCGTGGACATTGTGTATAAAAACTTCCAAGCATATCCATCTGAATATGTCTTTACAACAGTATCAACACCAGTTGGTTTTACAGTAGAAGTAACCGCAGCACCAAGTGCGTTTTTACCTTGTCTCATACAAAGATAGACAGCGTTTGTATCGGTCATTACATAATATGGAGATGTAGGATGTCCTGCTGCATTATCATTATATGCGCTATAGGTTGTACCAGTGGTCCAGTTATTTCTCGGAACAACATAACTAAAATCTGCAACCCTTTTCATAGATTGTATACCAAGACGGAAGTTTCGGATTTCTCTTTCTGTTTGCACTGGCGTAGGAGCAACATCTGAGTCATTCCATGGTTCAGATTTACCAATACCTATATAATATTTGGCTCCAGCGGAGTCTGTAATGTCATCAAAGATGTCTTGTATAACTTGTTTCTTCAAGTCTTGTGTAATAATTGCAGCCATGTTTTTTGCCTTACGTTATAATGACTCGATTGCCTAGCCCAGAGGCGGAATCGAGACCAATTAAATACCAACCAGCAGTTGCACTGGCAGCGGTTGTTGCGTTATATACGGCATCAATAGAGGCTTTAGCCTGCACCGTGAAATGAGTTCCTTGAGCAAATGTAGCAGGAGTGATTTTAATAGCACCTGTATTAATGTTTACAAACCTCATGATCTGTCCACCAACACCATTTGCAAGAGTATGAGTAGCAGTGCTAGAGTTATTTAAGAGTGCCACAGGCGCAGTAAGTGATATATCAGCGGCACCACTTGCCGTATAATCTGAGTCCTCAAATCTAAATGCTTTTGTTTTTACAGTACCAGTTCCCTTTGCCTCAAAAACCATATTGATATTTGTATCAGTACCAGATGCTACAATACTAATATCATTTCCTGTAGTATTACTGTTGATTGTAGGAAAGTTTACCGCAGAAGCAACTGTGGGTAATCCTAGAATAGGGTTACCTGCAGAGTCCTGTATCTGAGTACCAATATGAGGGTTTCTCAGAATAGGCGAAACATACCTTTTAGTACCTGTGATAATAGATGTTGAGGTATTTGTGACAAGAGTATCACTATCAGCAAGTGTGGGAATATTTAGTTTGATGTTTTTAGTCATACCAGAAGCAGTCGGTGGTACAATTTCATAATACTTATTGGCACCTGCTGAGTCATAAAGATCTGTATTTACTAGCACAGGAGAAATCAATGTTTTCTTGTGCAATGACTGTGCAGCGGTAGAAATAACAACAGCACCAGTAGAGTCTGGCAGTGTGATAATATTATCTTTAGTTGGTTGTGTTGCAGTTAGTCTTGTTTCAAAAGCATCTGCACTTGTTCCTTCAAAGACAAGATTATTTGGCTCAAGAAAAACACTTGAGTTAGTGGAATCACCACCTAGAATATTATACAACTCAGTAAAGTTAGCATTAATTTTAGTTGTAGCACCACGGAGCGTATCGCCCGTACCGTCATTTGCAATTGTGCCACTCTGTAATACTTGTCTTGCCATTTTATATTTCCTGTTGGTTACCTTTATTTATAATAAAAATTAGTGTTTTATACAGAAGAATCCTTAAATTTATCTTGGTCTAGTGTTTCAACTATGTTATCCAGACTGATAGATGTTTTCAGTGATGTGCCATCTGAATCCATATCCATCGTTGGAGATGTTGCTCTCATCATGTCAAACAGTGATGGATACTGTTCTGCATTGAATCCGACTGAACCAAATCCAGTTGAGTCTTGTGTAAGTAGTGTATGTGCTTGCAGTGACATCCTATCAAGATCAAGGCGTCTTGTAACACCATCAGTTGTAATAATACCAGTTGGTTCTCCAAAAGATGCCGGAGCCATGCTACCAATATCCAAGTATACAACTGGTGCTGGAACATCTGGAATAAAAATAGGCATATTATCAAATGATAAATCGGCATTTACCGAAACAATTTTAACCTCACTTGCATAGTACATGCCAGCAGGGTGAGCAAATAATTCATATAATTCTTTCCACTCACTTTGTTGGAGACCTAATTTAAATAACAATCCCCAGTGTTGAAAAACTTTATCATTTTGTATTCTATTTTCTGTATCTGGACCAATAACAGAACCGCTGGGACCATCATTTAGATTAAAGATAAGATCCTTACCATATATAACTTCTGGATCTTCTTGGAAGAATGATCTGAAAAATCTTTCAAAAGAATATTTAGTGCCCTTTGTTCTATAGTAGTTATTTGCAAGTTCAGCACCAGTTCTCTTGTCAAGAGTACCTTCGAGGTAGTTACCACCAAGTAGGAGTTCATCTTCGAGTAGTGTTAGGTTTTCTTTTGCTGTTTGTGCTATATCTCTGCTTGAAGGTAGGTCTTTAATCTTAAAACCAAAGTTGCCATCAGAATCTAAATGTTCATAGTATGCATCAAGAAGTTGAATAAGTTTCGGAAAATCTTCTTGGAAATATGTAGGAAGAGCCTTGTCAATTTGGTTGTTACCAAACTCAAGTTCTCTACGATTTATATCTCTTCTGGTTTTATCTATGGCCATGACTTTTTTCTTAGTTCTGTGCTTCTACAAGTACGGGTGTGACAGTGGAAGCAACTAGGTCAAAATTTAATATTTCATTTAATTCTGGAGTAATCGCACTTTGGTTTGCAGGAGTTACTGAGACTTTAATAAACCCATCACCACCTGATAAAGCAGTAGGTTTAAATGATATGATATCTACTTTACCAGTAATTGGATTAAAGGATCCGATATTGTTAGTAATAATTGATCCTGTACCAATTTCAACAACTCTTAATATATTACTTGCTGGTACATACTGTCCAGTTGATAATGTTCTTGCAGTTCTATTTTCAATTCGACAAGTAGAGCCATTCTGAATAAAGTTGTTACTTACAATAACAGGTTGAATAGAGTCTGTTGGATCTTTAATTGCTGTTGGGTATGTTAAATTAAAACTATTTATAGCATTAACAGTGGGTGCTATGCGTTGTTGTACCTTTACATCTGATCTACTTGAAAGAATAGCAGGTGATACATCATCAACTAAAGTAAGAACAGCTGATCTTCTAAATGATTTACCAAATTTACCGATGTTATCTTGAAAATATTTACTGATTACATTTTTAGCACTTACGGTTAATGCGTTAATAGATAGAGGAGTCAACCTTGGGTTCACCTGGAATCTAACATCTGTTTCAATAAACACATCTAATGGATCAACAAATTCTACATTAAATGAGAGAACGGCAAGTTGTTGTACAAGATCCAAGATAGCTTGTTTTGTATCAGTTTGTTGCTGAGCACTTACATCGGACTCAAATTTAATAGCGGTAAAAACTGTACCAAATTTAGGTTGTGGGTTATCTTGCCCACCCCATGTAATAATATCATCAATCAGAGATGAGAAGTTACGGAGAATAATTGATTTATAATCCTCTGCTGTAACCATTCTGTTCTGTGTAGCATATTGAAATGGCGCATTTCTACGGATAGATTCACTTGTTTCTTTTACATCACCACCTGCGGCAGGTGAACTAGTTGTAACATTTAAACTATAGTTCACACTATTTACTGCAACTTGGTCAATAGCAGTTATACTCTTTGCTGTATTTGCTTCAGGTCCTGCGGTTGAAATATAATCAACTACAATTTTACCACCTGCTTTTGGAGATTGTCCTAAAATATCATTTGCACCAAATGTTAACTGATAAAATTCATTAGGAGTTTCTTTAAGGATATAAATTGTAGAATTTTCACTTACAGAAGTTGCATCGACAATATTACCGTAGGTAGTAAAAACTGAAGATGCTGTAGACTCAAATACACTTACAGTTACAGTATCTGTATCCATGTTTTTATCTGGTATAATATAAACATCTGTTTCATCAAAATCTCCTACAAGGAAAGTCTTTGTTTTTCTTGAACCTTCAAACACAGGAATATTTTCAGAATCACCTGCTGTTTTAAATACATATGATCCAGATCCGTCATCAGATGCCGTAAATACTTCAGTTGTTTGGAACGTATAAGTAATTTCATTCACAGTAGAAGTAAATCTAGTAAATTTAGGTAAGTCAATGGTGGGTGGTCTACCAACAACTCCTGAGAGGTTAACACTTATTTTTAATAATGCTCTTGCTGATGTTTTACTATCTGGAACATATCCAATACCTGTTGCTAAGGAAACCAACGAGGATCTCAACTGAGCAGTATTTAAAAATGATTCGTTAATAGAGAAATTTGCAATGAGTCCATTCAAGTGTGTATTATATGCTAAAACATCAAGGATATTAGAAAGGCCAGATGCTTCGAAATCATAGTCTGCAAATTCAGTTTTGTTTCTTAATTGGTTTTTCAGACTTGCTTTAATATTATCAAAGCCTAGTGCTGATGATGTAATTGCTGTTGCCATTTATCTTAGCCTTGCTAGGGTTGAATTTAACGTAACTTCTTCATTAGTATTTATTACCTTAAATACAACTGTTACTCGAAGTTCATTCCTCTCGGGAGAAGAAACTGCTTGCACATTTAAAATTTGTGCTCTAGGTTCGTAGTTCTCTATTGCAAATATAATTTTAGATTTAACATCATCTTCAATAAATTCATCTGCTAAATCAAACAATAGATCTCTAACATTACCACCAAATTTAGGCCTAAAAGGTTTCTCATAGTGGTTTGTTAATACAAGATTTTTTACAGCCTGTTTTACTGCAGCAGATTCTTGTTTCTTAAAAATCTCGCCGTTTGGTCTTGCAGTAAAACTAAGATCAATATCAACATACTTTCTGGCACGCTCACCAAAAACCTTTGATTTACTTAGATTTAAATCTTCTTGTGATAATCTTGCAGCCATTTTAATCTCTTTTTGTTTATTCTATTTATATGGTTATATACCATTCATTGCATTAATAAACCATTGATCAGATCTCCAAGTAACAACAGAACTTCTATTATAGTTGCCACCACCAAGACTTGCACCAAGCATATCGAGGTGCATTGTAAATGCTCCCATATAACCGCTTGACATACCTCCTGCAAGAATACCTTTGGTTCTTGCAGCTCTTACAAACTTGTCTAGTATTCTTCTATCATTCATGTTATCTTTATTTAACTGCCTATTACTAACTTTACAAATTAGGTCAGCTGCATCTAATGTGTCGTGTCTAAGTGAACCAGTTCTTGTACCTCTTGAACCTGGTTGCCCACCTGATGTAATCATCACAACATCTACACCTGCTATTTTTGCTGCAGCAGCTAAAGCATTTTCAAGTTTACTAGAAACATATTTGTCTCTTTTCTTACCAGCAAGTTGATATTCAATTCTACCACCTTCAGCAGTTTCACCTGCTGGTGGCGCACCATCTTTTTGTACACCTATTCCACTTTCATCAACTTCAATTAAATCAGTTCCAGATACTGAATTATTGTTAAATAGTGTTTTAACTTTAAATTCAGGTTGTTCACCTGGTATATTAAAATCTTCATCTACCTCTGGCATTACAACTACAATTTGAGTATGGACATCATCACTTGTTGGATCTACTTTATCATAATGAAGTTCAATGCTATCATACCCAAAAAGTTGGTCAGCTAATAGTTCAGCAAAATCAAAAGAATTTTCAATGGTAACATTTCCATCTTCGTCATATAGTTCATACACAACTGCCCGACCCGTTTGTCTTAAAAATGGAATAGAGCCTTCTGTTAAAGTTTCACCTGAAGCAGGTTTATAAACACCTTCTGCAACAACAAGTCTAAAGTCCTCAAATATATCATCATCATCTTTACAAATTTTAATACACTCTGATTGCAAGACCAACTGTCTCATAAGAGAAGCCCTTGTTTCAAATTTACTCAGGTGCCCTAAATTAGTAGCACCTCCTGGACCTGCTAAGAATGTTGATATGGGTATACCATTACCTACCAATGTTTTTGCATTAATTGCTTTTGCACCTTGACCACGAGGGTCAATAAATTTAGGATTGTATTTAGGATCAGCGGTAAATTTTGTATATGTTCTTGTGCCAGATGTAAAATTAGGTGAACCAGACCCTGATCTTGCTACACTACCCGCTCCAGACGATGTTCTTCCTACAGCGGGAGGCGACGGGTTAGAATACTGAGAACCAATAGATTCATCTTTTAACAGTGCCGAAATGAAATCAGCATTAGCAAAATTCTTAGGTTCTTTTAACTTTGCTCTTGCTTCTCTAGGATCAAGAGTTCTATCTGCAACACCACCCATTGTAGAAGATTTATCAATACCGTTTTTAATAGAATCAGATGGATCAACAAGAACTTTTTTCACACCTCTACTTGAGTTCTTGAGAGCAGCTTTCATCATATTTGCATTTGGTACAGCAGTTGCCGTATTATCAGTAGCGGTATTTGTCGTAGTATATCCACCAGTGGATGCAGCACCTATTGCAGCGGTAGCTGCTTTGTTTGCGTCAATCGCTTCTTTCGCAGTACCGTTTAGATCACCGTGGAAGGTAGTTGCTGCCATAGTATCGGCATGAACAGATTTAGTGGCATGCATATTGTATGCGTACA